TAGTGATGTGTGCAATAGGTGGCGAAGTAAAGAACGTCTGGTCGGACGGTGCAATGGAGGTCACAAAACAAGGCGACAAAAAACTCCATGGCAAGCGAACTGACAATTAAAGACATCGCACAGCTGAAAGGAGGAATAATCGCTTGGATCGTTGACAACGAAATCAAAAACGAAAAGGGTGACCTGATAGAATTTTATGACCACCCCTACCAGTTCGATATATACCTAGACCAAGCCGACAACCTCGTGGTGCTGAAGCCAGCGCAGGTCGGGCTCTCAACCGTGGAGGTGATTCGCAACCACTACGATGCAAAGAATGAAAAGATGGATATCATCTACACTCTGCCGACAGATCAGGACGTGGGAGTGTTCGTAGGTGGAAAGGTGAACCGAATCATAGCTAATAACCCCTGCATGCTCGCAGACGTGAAAGACAAAGACACCATCGAGCATAAAGCCGTGGGCGACTCAATGGTCTACTTCCGAGGTACGTGGACAAAGAAGGCAGCCATCATGATCACCGCAGACCGTCTAGTACACGATGAAAAGGACTCATCAAAGCAGGATGTGGTGGCCGACTATCAGGCCCGACTCCAACACTCAAAGTTCAAACAAACCCACGTTTTCTCTCACCCGAGCGTGCCTAATAATGGCGTGGACGTGGAGTGGAATCTATCAGACAAAAAGGAATGGTTCATCACCTGCCCTCACTGCAAAAAAGAGCAGTTCCTTTCTTGGAATACAGAGGATCCACGTAAGATGAGTATCAACTTAGAAACCAAACAATACGTCTGCAAGAAGTGCGGAGGCGTGCTATCAGATGACGACAGGCGCAACGGCCGGTGGGTGAAGAAAATAACAACACCAGTGAAGTGGTCAGGATACCACGTATCACTTCTGATGTCGCCAAGGCATAGTGCAGAAGATATAATCGCAAAGTACAATGAGGTGCTCATCGGAAAGCAGACGATGGACTATTTTTATAACAAGGTACTCGGACTACCATACGCAGGTGGAGGAAATAGCGTGACTCAAGAAACAATACTGGGCCGAGTGACGAATGAAGTAAATTTATATAAAGGCAGAATGGTGATAGGAGTAGACACAGGTGTGAAGCTCCGATACGTGTATGGCAACAGGCAGGGATTGCTCGGCTTCGGTGAATGCAATGACTACACACCCGATGAAGTAAACAAGCTACCACTAGACCAGACACTCGAGTACTTCCTCAAAAAATTTGATAATAGTATAATGGTGATAGACCAAGGAGGCGACATAATCGGAAGCAGAAAGCTCAGAGCGAAATACCCCGGAAGAGTATTCTTGTGTCACTACGCGCGAGATAGAAAAACGATGCAACTAATGCGATGGGGTGAAGGCGATGAGAATGGAAACGTGAACGTAGACAGAAACCGAATGATACAACTCGTGATAGATGAATTCAGAGAGAAACGCCTAAAGCTATACAGAGGAACTGAAGAGCAATGGTACGACTACTGGCTTCACTGGAGCCACATATACCGCACCGTAGAAGAAGATACGCTCGGAGTGAAGCAATATGTCTGGCACCGAAGCGATCGTGACGACTGGGTGCATGCAACCGTGTACTGGCGAGTGGGAGTAGACAGATTTGGAGGCACTGGATTCATAGCAGCACCAGAGGCCGAGGTAGAAAGAAAAAGTTATCTCATCAAACCAGACCAGACCGTGGACTTCAACCCAGATGAGATGTTCAAGTTTGCAGAACAGGAAGAAGAGGATGACGAATGGCGATAAAGTTATCCACATTACTATTGTATTGACAAAAAAAATGTTATACTAAAAACATATGACCACAATACTCGATGCGTTCTATTCACTAGGACGAAAAATAAATAAAGCAAGTGGTGAAACTACAAACGAAACCGAGCAAGGTGTCGTCTCTGAAAAATTGCCAGAGCTAAAACTGGACATGGATAATAAAGACCTCGCAGAACTCACATCAAACTGGGAAAGCATTTGGAATAAATCAGAAGTGAAAGCTAAATGGCTTACTCAAAGCGAGGACAACGAAAAGTACTGGCTCGGCAACCACTTCAACAGACCTGATGGTGTGACTAAAAACCGCCCGATAGCAGACAACGCTATCTTCGAATCACTCGAAACATATCTGCCAAAAATAACTCGCAGAAATCCTGAAGCAATGGTAGCACTCGCACAGAGCGAAAAGACAGATGCAGATGAGCAGACAATAAAAGCAAAAGAAGCATTTACAAATGACCTCACAAAAGAGCTGGGTGATATTGCTGATGAATTAAAACTAAGATTAAAACTAAAGAAGAGCGCACGTCACTGGGCCATCTATCTCTTGGGTGCAGCAAAGCTTGGATGGGATATGAATAAAGACATGCCGACTGTAAAGATAGTGCGTGCAAAAAAACTTATCCTAGATCCTGATGCAACCGTAGATGAAGATGGATACACAGGCGAATATATCGGTGAATATCGAAAGCTACAAGCAGGCATAATGATATCAATGTTGGAAGGAATCGGAGCTGAAGAGGGTGCAGTAAAAATCATAAAAGATTTAGTGAAAGACAAACTCGGAACCGAGGTGCAATTCATAGAATGGTGGACTGACCAGTACATGTGCTGGACTATCGGGAATGACGTGCTTCTCAAAAAGAAAAATCCGCACTGGAACTATGACTCAGAGAAAGAAGGCGAAAGCACTGTGGACGAATACGGAGTAGAAACACCGGGCGAGCCAATAGAGGTGAAAGGTGAAAACCATTTCGCAGTACCAAAGCTCCCATTCTTGCTTCTCTCAGTGTTCAACCTCGGCAAGCAACCAATAGACGACACATCCCTCATCGGACAGAACCTATCAAACCAAGATCGTATCAATAAGCGCGGAAAACAAATCGACAAAGCAGCAGACGGAATGAATGGTGGAGTGGTGGTATCACTCGCACGTTCGGGCCTAACCCAACAGCAAGCCAAAGGCGTAACCAAAGCACTCAAAGACGGTGGAGTAGTAGCCATCCCAGACGGCACACCAGACGAGGCAATCAAAAGAATGGTATCACCCGGACTTCCAAATGATGTGTACAATGACCTCGTAGATACGCGCCGAAGATTGGCAGACATATTCGGAACCTCTGGTCTAATGCCAAGCGGAGTATCAAAAGAAAAGACAGTGCGTGGAAAATACCAAGTGGAAAACATGGACACAGACAGAATCGGTGGAGGCATCACGGAATACCTCGAGCAATTCGCAGATGATATATACAACTGGTTCGTGCAACTTCTCTACGTGTACGATGACAAATTCGTAGCAATACCAAACAAGCCAAAAGTAGTGATCAGTGTGAAGGAGGGCTCACTCCTACCGAAGGACTCAACTACTATGGCCAACCAAGCAATAGAACTCGCAGGCGCAGGCAAGATGTCGGTGATAGATTTATACAAGAAACTCGACTACTCAAACCCTGAAGAACTTGCAGCCAATGTGTGGCTCGAAGTAAATGCACCAGAAATCTTATACATGGGTGATCCACGTGTGGCCCAAGTGATACAGCAAAGACAGGAAGCAGCCAAGAACGCAGCACAGGCAGAAGAGAAACCACCAAGCCAGAGCATCAACTTCAAAGACCTCACACCTGATGCAAAGGTGCAAATGTTGGCCAAGGTGGGCATCGTAGCAGATCCCGAAGCCATGGCGGCATATGACGAGAGTACCAAGAAGAAGGATGCAGAAACAAAAAGGTCGATGACTCCCGAAAAGCCAAAAGTATTACAAGAATAATTTTACAATCATATGATACAACCAAAATATGAAAAGGTAGACGAAGTAACCATCGCAGTGATTCACGATAGCGTAGATGGTGAAGTGAAGAAAGTGTGGACATTGGAAACCCTAGAGCATGCTGTCGCTCAAGTCGATTTGGATATTGAAAAATTACAGAAGATAAAAGAAGGATACGTAAGCACTCAGGAAAAAGCGAAAGCTCTAGGAGTCATACATCCAAAAGATTTAATCCCAGAAGCGGAAGAGAAAGAAGAATAAAACTATGCCATTCGAATCAAAATCACAAGCTCGCTATATGTTCGCAACCCAACCCAAGCTCGCCAAAGAGTTTGCGACTAAAACTGCGAGCATGAGAGCGCTGCCTGAGAAAAAGATGCGACCGGCCATTCCGAAAGTTATGCACACTATGATGAAAAAATAGTGTTGACAATATAAGATGTGTTATAATATTTAATAGCAGGTAACGATGCCTCGTTCTAGCATCAAAAAATAATTAGATCGCAAAAATATGACTGAAATAAATAATGACGGAGCTCAGAATCAAGATGGTTCTGACAAAGAGAATGAAAACTCTTCCTCCTCGTCAGAGGGTGAACAAAACAACGGTGCCGAAGGGGAGTCGTCCAACCAAGATCAAAATAAGGACGGAGGTGATGATAAAGGCACTGGCGAAAAAGATGGAGGATTCCTAGACCACCCACGCTGGAAAGAGCGTGAAGAGGACTGGAAGAAACGCTTCAATGATCAAGAAGCCCGACATCAAGCCGACCTGAAAGCAATCCGAGAGGAGTTCGGTGCTGCCCGAAAGGACAACGCTGGCGAAACAAAGATACCTTCATGGTTCGGTGGAACTCAAGAGCAATGGGATGCATACCGAGCAGACCGTGATACTGAAATCAAAGCAGCCGAAGAACGCGCCATCGAAAGAATAAAGGGCGAGAAAACTGCCGAGGATAAAGCGGTCAAGGAAGCGACAGAGTACATGCAGAACGAAATATCTGCGATTGAATCCGACAAGGAACTCAACCCAGATGGCTCTAAAGTAGATCCAAACAAATTACTGAAATTCGTGCTAGACAATGATCTTGTAGATTCCAAGGGCAGATGGAACTACCGCGCTGGATTCAGAATAATGAAGGCCAACGGTGGTACAGGTGCTCAGAATAACACTGGAGATCGCAAGAAAATTGCTGGTGCTACGACTTCGGAATCGAAAGCCGAGTCAAAACCACAAGCTTTCAAAACGAGCGCAGATTTCAAAGGAAATAAGCGACCTTGGTAATGGACGAAAATTTGTGGTATTAAAAACAATAACCACTAATTTTTTATGACTGAATTATATGGACAAAGAATACAGACGACTGTGCAAACTCACTATTTGCCTTTCGTTGTAGACACCGTCTTGAATTCCAACGTCATGTTCCAAAGAGTAGTACGTGCTGCCAAGAAATGGAGCGGTAGAACTCTTCGCTCACCAATTAAGGTAAGCAAGAACGTGACTGGTACTTCCTTCCGTGGCTTTGATACCTTCTCGGTAGCAGCCACAGACAACAGACAATTCCTAGAATTTACTCCTTCCTTCTATCAGATCACTGTTGCCCTACCGGGTGATGAGTTATCTGTAGCGGACACTGACGACAAAGTGCTTGATCTTATGAAGCTAACCATTCAATCAGATACTGAAGACATGGCCGATGACCTCGGTACAATCTTCTACGCTGATGGAACTGGAAATGGTGGAAAGGATCCACTAGGTCTTGCAGCACTTGTAGATGATGGAAACTCTGTCGCTACAATCGGAGGACTTTCTCGCTCAACCTACCCAACACTTGCATCAACTGTTACTGCTTCAGGCGGTACATTGACTCTTGCAAAGGTAGACACCCTATGGATCGCTGTAACCTCTGGTGCGCAAAAACCTACAGCTATCTACACTACCGAAGCTGTGTTCAACTTCTATGGACAGCTTCTACGCCCACAGGAAAGAATTAATAAGGATGTCGGCACAATGAAGGGCCTCTCAGGAGGTACTGGATTCACTGCTTTGGCATACAACGGTAAACCAGTTCTTATGGATGAAAAGTGTACCTCTGGTGCATTTATCATGCTTAACGAGGACTTCGTTGACTGGTATGCTCTTCCTTACTACAACGCAAAGCCAGTAGCTTACAAGAGCCAAATCGAAGGAAATGACTATGAGGCCCCAATCGGTCTCGGCTTCTCATGGAGTGACTGGATTATTCCTGCAAAC